ACGTTCAGAATATTAGAAAGATACTTATTTCTACCATCCTTTAATTCAACACCAGACGTATCTGCCTTAACTAATATTCTTCTAATACTATAAGTTAAATTTGGATTGGGAGTAAAGTTAGTTAAACCCGAGAATACAACTTCTTTAGTAGTATTATTGATAGAATCAACAATACCAAGATTCTGAGTTGCACGGTTATTGCTATCACCAATCAATACTTCAATTGTATCACCTTTCTTAAGTTGAGACTTATCAATATCTGTCTTTAATGTAAAGGTTGCCCCATTGATTTCATCAATAGCAAATCTTGTAGAAGTATTATAGATCCAAGAATTTGCAAAAGTTTCTTTATATGTTTTATCTTGACTGGGATTATTAATTACTTCCCCTACATGCTTTACGGAAATAATTTCATCTTCCTCCATTAGAGGAATATCATCAATTGCTTCAAAGTCTTTTAATACACCAGTGATACGGAAATGAACTGGTTTAGTAATATCACCATCTTCATATCCAAATACTGTCTCATTAGATCTTATATCAGAAGTCTTATCAATTACTGTACCAATACCAACAGTAGTTGAGATTCCTACACATCCAAAGAATTGGTTGACACTCTTGGATGAATAATAAATTACCTGATTGTTTGCTACAATATGACCAGTCTGTGCAAATCCAATAGTAGAATCTACAGTTATAATCGTATCTGTAGGAGATCTTTCTTCTAAAGACCTAGTAAATGGGGTAATATCAAATTTTCCTTCAATTAAATCTCTATCATTATATCCAACAAACAAACCAAAGTTGTAGAAAGTCTCATTATCTCTGGTGAAGATCTCTACTTCAGAAACTGCAGCATTAGTTTCAAGATCGTTAGAACGATATACAGTCTGACCTTCTAACTTAAATGGATTTCCAGATAAAACTTCTACTGCTACTTGCTCTCTTCTAATATATTCTGCAGAAGATGGTTTGATCAATCTGTTCTCAAGATCAAGAACCTTTGCTTCAACACCATAGAGAACTTTAAAAAGAATAATAACAGATTCTTCAATACCCTTTGATTGATAAAAACTTCTGGCGTGCTTGATAAAGTTACCAACATCCAAATCTTCTACAAAGGTTTCTTCTTCAAGACCTGGAGTAAAGGTTCTCTTTAATTTCTTATAAAATTCTTGTAAGAATAAGGCACTAAGATTATGAACAGTCTCACTAGTCTCATGAGAATCTGCACTAGTGTCTTCAAATATTACACTCTGACGATTGACATTACTAAAATTACTTATAGTTGTATCATCATATCCAGTGATACCACTAAATCCACGAATACATCCAGTAAACGTGGTTTCAGTTTTACCTGTGTAGGTAATGATCTCGTCGCCAATCTTTAATAGACCGTAGTCATCGGGGAAACCTTTGGTTGATGCTACAGTTATAACATCATCATCCGCATCAATTGCAGAACTTAGGGTTGTTTTACCAACAACAACTTCAGGAATAAGATTATCTAACTTGATATACCTATCAAGGTTATCAATTAAGTCAGTATTACCACCCTGAAATTCTTGAGAGATGTAATACTGCTTAAAAAATTCAACAGCTTTTGGAAAATCAACAACCAAAAACTCAGGGAGTTGACTCTCAATAATTTTATTGAGTTGAACTCTCTTCTCAAATTGCGACATATTTTATTTCCTCTCTAAGGATCCGTTTGAATAACTTGAAGTATAATAATCTCTAGTGAACGAGACGCCAGAAATATCTTCGCCTGATGCGATGACATCTTTAACCATATTTATCCGACTATTAGAAATGTCTAATGTCAAATATAGGTCTTTAAGACCAACAACATCATTGGATTCTGGGAACGCTTGAACCTCAACAATATCATTAGGTTGGACTGTAGAAACGATATTAATCGTGTTTAGGATTACTTCACCTTTTTCATAATCAACTACACCCGCATCTTTCACAACAATAGTTTTTATATTATTCTCACCAGGTTTAACTACTGAAATAACTCCAGTTTTAGTATCTGTAGGAACGTCTGTTAGATATACTACTTGAGATTCTCCTGCAATTCTAAAACCAGTGGACTTAATATTAAATCCACCAGGATTTACATGGAACTTATTACCAAAACATAATTCATATTGTGCAAACTGGTTCTTCAGAACCTTCATGTCTCTTCTAATTTTAACTCTAGTGATATTAGAAGTGATTGAATTGTCAACACGATCAATTAATTGAAGAATCTTACTGTACTTGAATCGCCCACCAAAGCGATTCATATCAACGTCCTTAGAATAATTGGTAAGTGCTGATGTAACATTGGTTTTCAGATTATCAACACTAGAAGTCTGTGACAGGTTGTAGTAGATGTTACTATCAAGTTCAACATAAAGAACTTTCAGATCAATGATTGATTGTCTAATACCTGCGATTGAATAAGACTTAAGTTTATTCAGAATCTGCTGCTTATCAAAGTCTGAAACGTATGTACCATTCTTAGGTTTGATACTAATCTGAACAGTACCAAATCTAGGAGGTGATAACTCTTCTCCACCAACTACTGCAACTGATTCAGTGCTAGGATAGATGGACTGAATGATTGCCTCATAGTCCCTTGATGTAACCGCTCTATACTGCGCTGAATAGAGTCTAGGGGCGAAGTACTTAATTGACCTAACATCCTCTACTCCACCACCGTTAGACGCCTTCTGGACGGTATTAACGCTAACTGATGCAGTAGGAATAACTCTGATGGTTTTGTCATCAGTGAAATTACCTTGGAAATCAAATAATGCAGGTCCATTACCTGCAGAACCATCGGTAACAATGTACCTAACAGTAATAATATTGCCAGTTTCTAATTCTTTTCCAAAATAACCGTCACCAAACATGATTTCATAACGATTTTCCTGAACTTCTTGCATCAAGAAGATTTCAGAATACTTATCAATGTTTAAAATATTATCAATATGCTTAAATTCTCTACCAAGACCAGTATCATTGACACCAGAGACGTAAACTCTGACTGTAGAGGTGTCAATATTGGGATTATCGAGGATATAACGTTGATCTACTGAAGTATCAACACTAAATTGGCGTGTTAAGTACGATCCTTGGAAGACTGTAATCGGATTTGTGTCATCTCCGAAGATTGCTTTGCCATTTTTAACCGCAGCAGTGATTCTTTCGGGAACTGAGAAGCGATAAGACGTATTATCTGCTGCACCAACACACACCAGACCAGGTTCTAAGGTCAATGTAGAGCTTGTTGTGTCAGTTGGTACCTCAAATTTGATCTGTGCCCTTGCAGCGGTCCTAGAACGGGGTATATAACCAATGTTTCTTGCCAGTGATACCACATTTTCACGGACTGTAGCACTATCCAGGAAAGATTCATTGACTACAAGGTTAGCATTAAACGCATTAATGTAAGTATTGTAGGCAAGCGTGTCAATTAAGACCGAGAAATTAGATCCTTCAAAGTCAAAGTCCGTAAAATTAGAGTTACCACGGAGATATTCTCTAATTTGAACCTTAATTTGGTCAAAATCTAAGTTAGTAAACTGTGTATAAGGCATTTTTTATCGCGTTGCCTCCAATATGAATGAGAAGGCTTGTATTGGCAGGTCTAACCCAACGACTGTGAAGTGTACTTTTACGTTAAAAGAGTTATTATCAGGTTGTGGATCAACTTCAATCTTTAATTGATCAATTCTACGCTCATAAAAGCGTATTGTATTGCGTATTTGATCCTCAATAACCCTAGCAGTACCGTAGTCAACAAACTCAAATAGACTTCTACGGATGTCTGTACCTAAAGTCGAATTAAAAAAGCGTTCAGTGGGTATCGTTTCTACTAAATTACGTACTGATCTAATGATCGCACGTTCATTAGTAAGCACAGGAGCGTCCTTCGTCACTGGATGTGGATCGAAGGCAAAACTAATATCCTTAAATGCTCTAGAAACCCTCTGAACTGCCATTTAAATGGGTAAATTTTCCTGAATTTATTTATACCCCTACTCTTGATTTTGTTCTTCTTCCTTTATTTCTTCTGGATCTTCTGTTTTATGTGGCATTGACCAATAATCCGTAATTAGATACTTGGTGCCAAATGTTTGGTACATGTAATCCTTATCTCTATCGACAGGTGAATTACCCATGATGCTCCTGTTTGTAAAAAACAGAACTTTTTAAGGGGTTCCTATCCCTCACTCATATTTATTTACGAGTAAAAAAAGGGGTCGCCCTCAGCGACCCTGACCACGGTATTTCTTTTTAGCATTATTGCGAGAAGACGCGGCGTACTTCGTGTTTTTTCCGGATCCTTGACGAGTATTCTTGGGGGTAGACTCGATCATTTTCTCACCAGAAAGACCGACTTTAGAACGTGCCATAATGATTAATCAGTTGTTGTGATAGTAGTTTCAATTTCCGAGGGGTTCGGAGACCCAGAAGAGTAGAAGTCCTCTGCCAGGTCTGCCAGTTTATCAAAGTATTCCTCTTGCGTCAAGTTCTCTGCAAGTACTTTTCCATTATGAGTGAGTGTATATAACTCCTGAGCCATCTCAGATCACCCTTGTCTTCTCGTGACCAACTCTGATACGTGGATCACACCAGATCTCAAAACCTGCTGCGATTGCATCCAGACAGAATGATACATCCTCTCCACACATATCTTGTACTTCACCAGATTCAAAGACCTGCATCTTAGGTGCAAACCATGGATACTTCATCTCATCATGCTCAAAGACGCCATTCTTAATCATCAACCATCCAAATCCTGCATAGTCAACAGTGAAGGGCTTCTTACGCTT